GTGCGCGCCAGTGCATCAACCACACCTATCTACACCGACATCAAGGGTGCCGCCGGACGAATCAAGGTCTCGGACTTCACCATTCGAGATCTGATCGCGCGCGGCGAGCTTCCCGCCTACAGGTTCTCCGACAAGCCCGGAAGTGCCATTCGCGTCAAGATCGCCGACGTTGACGCGCTGATGAAGCCTGTCATTCCGGCCGAGATCAACGCCGCCCGCTGATCCAAGAGAGCCCCGCCGGTTTCCCGGCGGGGCTCTCGACCGAAGTAGCCACTCGCGACGAGACAGGGTGCCCCGAATGACTGATCTACACGATACCCCAGAGGGGTATTGCTCGCACACCACCGAGGCGGTGGACGAGCTACGAAAGATCATGTCGGGCAACGCCGATGTCTTCGCATCGAGCGAGGTGCTGCGCCAGCTTGCCCGGTTCGCCGATGCACGCCGCGCCGGGCGCTACGCCGTTGTGTTCAGCGTCTTGCTCCGCGCCGTATTGGCTGTGTCGCCACAGGTCGTTCTGCCGCCGATCATCGGCGCTGAAGTGTCACTGAACCTATTGCTGGCCCTGGCGGGTGCGAGCGGCGGCGGCAAGGGCACCGCCGACAAGACCGCAGCCGAAGCGGTGCGGTTCTCCGTCGGCGGGCGTGAGCCCGCAACGGCCGTGCCCATGTTGCCTATCGGCACCGGTGAGGGGATCAACCGCACCTATGCCCGCTCCGAACGCGACCGGGCCACCGGGCAGGTCGTTCTGCGCTGGCTCACTCACTGCGCCTTCTTCGGCTGCCGGGACATCGCCACCATGGCGGCCCTGTTCTCTCGCCAAGGCGCGACCCTGGAGGCCGAGTTGCTCAAGGCATACATGGGTGAAGAGCTTGGTTTCGCCAACGCCGATCCGGACCGCCGGGTGATCTTGCCGATGCACTCGTATCGGCTATGTCTCTCGGCGGGCGTCCAGCCCGAGAACGGTGCGGTCCTGCTTAACGATCAGGCGCAGCGCGACGGTGTGCCGCAGCGTTTCCTATGGGCACCGGTACGTCCCGGCCTTCCCCGCGATGAGGCTGGCGCTGTCAATCCGATGACGGTCCGGGTACCCGACTTCGGCATCGACCCAATGGTCGACCAGCGGCCGCTGGTGCCTATGGATGTCGCGTCGAGCATCGCCCAACAGATCATCGACGCCGACGCCGTCAAGGATCTGGATCCCTTCGGCCGTAGTGCCGACCAGCTGGCCGGTCACCGGCTTCTGGCTCAACTCAAGCTCGCCGCCGCGTTGGCAGTGCTGCACAGCAAAACCGGAGTCGACACCGAGGCTTGGCAGATCGCGGAGCGGATGATGGCGGTGTCAACCGCCGCCGCCCGCGCTGTCGCCGCCGAGTCCGGCACGGCAGCTGAACGCGACGCAGTACGCGAGGGTCAGCGGCTCGCCGCCACCGACGCGGCCCGCGAGGCCGCAGCGCTGGACAGCCTGCAACAGCGGGTGCTGCGGTTCGTCGGCAACGACCAGAACCGCGGCGCGTGGGTGTCACAGGGTGACATCACGCGGTCGGTAACCGGGAAGTTGCGCCGGAACCTACCCGACGCGTTACAGGTATTACTCGACAGCGGGGCCGTCGAACAGCGTGAGGTCACGGTCAAAAGTGCACGTCAGGCCGTGTTTCAGTACCGCATCAAGGACTCATGATGCCGGTACTTGAGGTGGCACCGTGGCACCCGGTGTGGCACGCGAGCCAACGCCATAACCACGGGTCAGGGTGGGTGTGGCACTTGTGGCACCCGTGGCACCCGTCTCGGAAAAATTCACACCTACAGCACTACGCGTTACGTAGAGCCCAATTAATTAAATTAATTTATATCCATATCAAAGGGATTGCATTTTTCGCCCTAGGGGTGCCACGGGTGCCATGGGTGCCACACCACCTATTACCTGCACTTTTGCGGTGCCGCACCTATGTGCCACAGGTGCCGCACCATTTCAGCGAAACACCGAGTATCAACGGAGAGGCAATGATGACAGCAAATGCTGAATTAGATTGCGTGGGTTTGTGTGACTACTGCCGTAGCTGTGTAGAGATCTGTGGCCGTGGCCGAATGGACGCTCTCACGTCTCCGGATCAAATTGACTGGAATGGTCCGGGCTCGATGTTGACGGCCTATTACGTGTGCGGCAACGGCCACACATGGACCTGTTTCTGGTCCCCTGACGTCGATACATGCTAAGACGGGCGTCGGTGTCGCCACAGCCACCCGAGCCCGACAGAGACACGGTTCGCGGGCTGTGGCGACACGGACGGCGATATCAAAATGACAATTGGCCTGCCGATAATTCGCGTAATGGGAGAATAGTAAAATGGCGACGACGGAGGAATATAGTGCGCTGCTGACAGCGCTGGCATTGATCGACGCCTACGCCGACCGAGACGAGGATTCAATTAGCGCGCTGTTCGACGGACAGGACGCCGCGCCGGTCGTCTCGAACCTTCTGGAAATCGTCCAACGATTGCTGCGGATTATCTCGGTGGTGACAAAGAACGATCCACTCACACCGATCGAAGAACTTCGCCGCCGTACTTTGGCGCAGATCGCGGAGAAGGGATTCAATTAAATGCTGCGTCCCTGTCTGGAATGCGGCGAACCGTCTGATGGCTCCCGCTGCCCCGAGCACGCCCGGAACTGGTCACCGAAAGCATCGCCCCGCTTGTGCGGGTATGACGCGGCATGGGACCGTCTCAGCGTCAGGGCACGGCGGTTGCAGCCGTGGTGCTCCGACTGCGGGGCCACCGAGGATCTGCAAGCCGACCACTCGCCGGAAGCGTGGGCGCGCAAGGCTGCCGGAAAGCCGATCCGGCTGCGGGACATCGACGTGGTGTGCGGACGGTGCAACCGACGCCGGGGCGCTGCGCGTCGCCAGCAAACTCCCGGTCACGGCCAGCAAACTGCCGCTGTCACCCCGACCAGGGGCTATGCCCCTCCGGCCAGCCCTATGGAGCCCCACGGGAAGGCCAAATCTGAGTTACACACCGAGATCCGGGCTGTGGCGGCACAGCCAGCAAACGCAGGATCGGTGCTGGCAAACGCACCCGCTGCGCTAGGAATCCAATTCGTTGAGCAACACCCCGACCTCGCCCAGCAGTTCGACAACACTGAGCCCGCTGCGCTGGGCGGCAACATGCAGCACGAGGTTCATCACCGTGACGTTGCCGCTGTACATCAGGGCCATCGCTTCGTCGCTGTCAGCTCCCGCATCCGTGAGGTCATTGAGCATCGCGGTATGCAGGTTGTTCGCCTCGGTCATATCGCTTCCGGCCGGACGGGTGTGCAAGAACGTGATGTAGGCCAGCGCGTTACGAGCGGCCTCAAAACGGCTCTCGTCTGTCCACTCGAATGTCATGGGGTCAGCCTATGAGGGCCGGACCGAAGGGCACCGTGCGCGCGGCACCGCTCGACCTGTCGCGTTGGTCGGCCGACCGCGCACGCCGCCGTGAGAGGTTCATCGGCAAGTACCTGGTGACCCCGCGTGGTCAGGGTGCCGGTGAGCCGTTCCGGCTACGGACCTTTCAGCGCGAGATCATCGGCGGCTCGTACGCACCCGGTATCCGTACCTCGCTGGTAAGCATCCCGCGGGCCAACGGGAAAACGATGCTCGCGTCGGCCTTGGGACTCGCAGAGATGTTCGTCGGTCCCCCGTCCGCTGAGGTGCTGGTGGTCGCGTCGGATCAGCGTCAGGCCAACATCACGCTCAAGTACGCCAAACGAATGGTTGAGTTGAATTCTGTTCTGGCAGAACGTATGCAGGTGTATGCGGATCGGTTGTATCTGCCCGAAAACGACGCCACCCTGTTGCCGCTGCCCGCCGAACCCGGTGCCCTACACGGCCATGACCCCTCCCTGTTGATCGTGGACGAGCTGCACGTGGTGACCGAGGCCGTATGGGAGGCAGTGACGAGCGTCTCGGGTAAGCGGCCGGAATCGCTGACGCTGGCAATCAGCACCCCGGCCAGCTCGCCCGACAGCATCATGTTCCGGCTCGTCGAGCATGGCCGCGCGGGTACCGATCCGGCGTTTTACTTCCGGGAGTTCGCCGCCCCGGACGGCTGCGCCGTGACCGACCGCCGGGCATGGCGGGTCGGCAATCCGGCGCTGGCGTGTCGAGATCCGTTTCTGTCGGAAGACGGCATCGAGTCGGCTCGTAAGACGATTCGGGAGCCGGTGTTCCGGCAGCTTCGGTTGGGGCAGTGGGTCACCGGCGTGGAGTCCTGGCTGCCGTGGGGTGCGTGGGACGCCTGCGTGGCGCAGCACGACGTACAGTCCCGTGATCGTGTCGTGCTGGCATTCGACGGTTCGGCGTCCGGTGACTCCACAGCGCTGGTCGGTTGCACGCTCGATGGCCATATCTGGCTAGAGGCCATCTGGGAGAACCCCGGCGATCCGCGCTGGCGGGTGCCCCGCGCCGACGTGGATATGGCCGTGCAGATGGCTTTCCAGAAATACGACGTGATTGAACTAGCTGCCGACCCGTGGGGCTGGCGCAGCGAGATCGAGCAGTGGGCACAACGGCACGGTGAGCGCCGGGTCCTCGAATGGAACACCGCGAACGCGCAGCGGATGGCACCGGCTACGGATCGGCTGTACCAGGCAGTGGCGAGGCGTTCCGTTACCCACGACGGAGATCCGCGGGTGGCCGCTCACGTTGCCCATTGCGTGGCGAAATCGACGCCGCTCGGCGATCTAGTGAGCAAAGACAAGCGTGGGAGTCCCCGCAAGATCGACGCCGCCGTTGCCGCGATCGTGGCATTCGATCGGGCGGCATGGCACCAACAGCGGAACCGTAAGCGAGTCAGGAGTTTTGCATCATGACCACCCAAACCGAGCTGCTGACCACCCTCCTGCAGCGGTTGAATGAACCGCTGGCGCGGTATGCAGATCTGGACCGTTACTACGAGGGTCGCCAGCCGTTGGCCTTCCTGTCGCCAGAAGCCAAGACGGCCTTGGGGAACCGGTTCGGCGTCATGGCGTCGAACATTCCGCGGCTGGCAGTGACCGCGCTGGCCGAGCGGCTACGGGTAACCGGGTTCACCGGAGACGCTGATCTGTGGGCCGACTGGCTGCGGAACGATCTCGATCAGACGTCGGGGGTCGCCCACCGGGAAGCGTTGCTGCTGGGCGATTCCTACGTGATCGTCTGGGCCGATCGCACTGGCCGTCCTCAGGTCACCGTCGAGAGCGCCAAGCAAGTAGCGGTGCTCACCGACCCCGGCAGCCGTGAAGTCGTCGCCGCCGTGAAGCGCTGGGAGGACAAGCAAGCCAAGACGACCGAGGCCGTGGTGTACCAGCCCGACGAGATTCGCCGGCTGCGGGCTAACCAGCAAGGCGCTGTGGCGACCGGGTTCACGACAATCGGGGTGATCCCGAATCCGCTCGGCGTGGTGCCGGTCGTGAACCTCCGCAACGCTGACCGGATCGTCGGTGATTGGGGCTGCTCGGAGATTGACGACCTCAAGCCGCTAGTGGACGCGCTGAACAAGAGCCTGGCCGACATGATGGTCACCAGCGAGTTCGTCGGCCGTCCGCGGCGTTGGGCCACTGGCATCGAGCTGACCGAGGAACCGGTGACCGACGACGACGGCAACCCCGTCTTGGACGACGACGGCCAGCCGGTCATGGCCGAGGTCAACCCGATCCCCGAAGGGCATCGGGCCATGATCTCGGAAAGTGATGCCGCCAAGTTCGGCCAACTCGCCGCTGCCGACCTCGGCGGGTATGAGGCCAGCGTCCGGGTGCTGCTCGGCCAGATCATGGCTGTGTCAACACTTCCCGCTCACTACGTGGGCGTCTTCACCGACAACCCCGCCAGCGCCGACGCGCTGCGGGCCGCTGAGGCGTCCCTGACCGCCCGCGCCGAGGCGCGGCAAGCCACCTTCGGGCGGGCGTGGGAACAGGTCGGCAAGCTCATGGTCGCCGTCCGCGATGGCGTCGACCCCGCACAGGTAGAGGTACGGGTCCAGTGGGCCGACGCCGCCACCCGCTCGGTGGCACAAGAGGCCGACGCCGTGGTCAAGCTGTATCAGGCCGGGTTGCTGCCGATCTCGGCTGCGCTGGCCAAGCTCGGCTACTCCGATGACGAAATTGCGGAGATCCGGGTGGCCCGCCGCGGGGAAGCTCTCGACGGGGCCGGTGTGACCTTGCTCCGCGGCGGCGCAGCATGACGGCGGCAACGACCGGAACCGGTCGGTATCAGGAGCTCACCGCCGATCTGGCCGGGTGGACGGCTGCGGCGGCGCTGCATGTCTACGTGTCCAGCGGTCTATCTCGAGCGGAGACCATCGCCGCCATCGCGGCCGTTGTGGCGGCCGGGAACGCCGCAGCGGCGACGCTGGCGGCGCTGTTCGTGGCTACGAGCGTCGAACGTGCCACGCGCGCGGCCACACCCCCGACCGGGATCGCGCCGCCAGTCGATGACACCGAACGCCTTGCGCGGGCAGTGGCCACAGTCCTCGATGACACGGCCGCTGACCCATCCGCCTCGATGCGGTTGGAACGCCTTGCCCGCTCCGAAGTGCTCGACACGGGCCAACAGACCGTTGCCGAGATCATTACCCAGCTACCGGTGGTCACCGGCTGGCGGCGCGTCCTCGACGCCGACCCGTGCGAACGGTGTGTCCGCTGGGCCGAGGACGGCCGGATCTTCCCGAAAGACGCTCATTTCAAACGGCACTACGGCTGCAACTGCCAGACCGAAATCGTCACCATGGAAAGGAAAGCACCATGACCGACACCGATACCGACATTGTTCCTGACGCTGACGAGACGGCCGTCACCGAGGACACCACAGAGCCCGACGACACCGCGGCCGAGGACATCACCGACGAGAACGCCGAGACGTTTCCGCGGTCGGTGGTTGAGAAGCTGCGGCAGGAGAACGGCCGCTACCGCCAGCGTGCCCACCAGGCCGACGCCTACGCGCAGCGGCTTCATACCGAGCTGGTCCGGTCCACCGGCCGCTTGGCGGACCCGACAGACCTCCCATTCGACGCCGAGCACCTGGACGATACCGACGCGCTGACGGCCGCGATTGACGCATTGCTGGCCGACAGGCCGCACCTTGCGAGCCGCAAGCCGGTTGGCGACATCGGACAGGGCAACCGCGGCGGTACCTCCGAACCGTTCTCACTGCTCGGCATGCTCAAAGAACGGACCTGACGCCGGGCGAGACTCGAATGCCCACCTGAAAGCGGCGCTGGCTGTCGGTGGACGGGCCTAAACTTCGTCGGCCACCACTACAGAGAGGTACGCCTAATGGCATCGTTCTCCGACGATATCGCCGCTGATCTTGAGCGCCAGATCAAAGAGCAGTACGACCGAACCATCGAGATCCCCGACGGCCTCACCGAGGATCAGGCGGTCGCGTATTTCATCGACGCCTACCGCAAGGAGACCGGGGCAGAGCTGACAGACGCCGACGTGCGCCCCGAGATCCGCAAAAAGATGGAGGGTCGCGAAACCACCTGAGATCATCACTGCAATACCCCCTGGGGGTAAACTGGTGGGGTCGGTTCCTGGTGGACCGGCCCCACAGTTGTCCTGGCGGCAAGGGAAATTCTGCGAATATCCCTATGTCGTAAGGACTTTCACCGATGGCTATCGAAGTAACTTCGGGCAATTCCACCCTGATTCAATCGCAGGTCGCGAACCTGCTTGTTCAACCGCTTGAGCAGGCCAGCACGTTCCTGGCCGCTGGGCCGGTCGTGCTCGATTCCAGCTCGCCAGTTCGTGTGCCGCGGGTCGTCAACGGCGTCACTGCCGGGTTCGTCGCCGAAGGCGCACAGATCAGCGACGGTGACGTGGCGTTCGATGAGGTCACCCTGTTGCCGTCGACCCTCAAGGGGTTGAAGGTTCTGGTCAAGCTGTCCAACGAACTGATCCGCACCAGTGTGGTCGGGCTGGAAAGTGTGCTGCGCACCCGCCTGGTCACCGACGTGGCCAACGCACTCGACGCGGCCCTGTGGGACGGCACCGGCGCGTCCAACACGATCAAGGGCATCCTGCGCCAGACCGGGATTACGACCGGCGTGCTGGACCTGACCGACCCCGACAGCCTGATCGACGGCCTGGCCGTCGCGCAGGGAAACAAGGTGAGCCCGACACATTGGGTCATGACGGCGGCCAGCTTCGCGGCTATCCGCAAGGTCAAGGTCGGCACCACCGATAAGCGGTACGTGATCGACCCGAACACGATCCAGAACGGCACCGATCTGCGGTTGCTCGGCCTGCCGGTGATCGTCACCGACAACATTCCGGCCGTGTCAACAAAGAACCGGGTCGCGCTGGTCGATTTCAGCAAGGTTGTTGTGGCCCGCGACGTGAACGCCGAGGTGAAGATTCTCGATCAGACCTGGGGCGACTATGACTCGATCGGCATCCGCGTTGTATCGCGTTGGGACACAGCGCTGTTGCAGTCCAAGGCTGTGACCCTGCTGACCGAGGCCTAAAAAGGCCTAACCCGCATAGGTGTTGAAAGTCGTAGCCGGACAACGGAAAACCCCCCGCGCCCGGACTAGGAAGTTGGGGGGTTCTCCACTAGAGAGGGTAACGCGCATGGCGGCAGTGACCGGGCAGGACGTGGCTGACTTTCTCGGCGCTGGTGACGACTCAACGCTTGTCACGCTGGCCGGTGAGCATGTGGCCATCATGACCGCACTGGCGCGGTCCTACACACGCGGTCGCGGCTTCGCCGGTACCGATCCGGCCGACGACATCGCCGCTGTCATCACGACGGCCACAGCCCGCCTGGTGGCCAACCCCGAGCAACTGTCATCGGACATCGGTGCCGTGTCTCTGCGCGGCGGCTGGCAGGGATGGAACCTGGCAGAGCAGATCGTGCTCAACCGCTACCGCGTGCGTGCACAGTGATCGGCCGCGACAAGATCGTCGTCAATTTCTGCGACGAGGGCCGAAATGACTTCAGCCGCACCTATTACGGCGTCGTTGTCACCGAGCAGCGCGCGGGTCAGTTCGACCCGTTCAACGTCGTCAACTTCTACCGGCTGATCCTGCCGCGCAGCCTCGATCGCATCGGCGGGAGCATCAAGTCGGTGGATTTCGGAACCAAGGTCGGCAGCGGCTTCGCAACGCCGATCGTGCCGATTCTCGACGGCCGAGGTCGGGTGCATCACTACGAGGCCACCGTGAAGTCGGGATAACCACGAACTTGCACGTATATTGCACGGGATTGTCAGAAAAATACTCTGACCTGGTGGTCCCGGCTGGTATCGAACCAGCGACCTTCCGCGTGTGAGGCGGACGCTCTCCCACTGAGCTACGAGACCCGGTGCGCGCGCACCATGAGAATGGTGCCCGATTCGCCGAGGACGAACATTATCACGGCACACCCGTCCAGCCAGAATGCGCTCGTCGCGGCGCCACGGCGAGGCGATTTGTGCGGCTTCGCCTACGTCGACTATTGTCGTGCTTCGCAGCGGGCGACGATCTCGTCCGAAGCGCGCGGATGTAGCGCAGTTGGTAGCGCATCACCTTGCCAAGGTGAGGGTCGCGGGTTCGAATCCCGTCATCCGCTCGAAGGTGCAAGTGCGGCATCAGACCCAACGGTGGAGTGGCCGAGTGGTGAGGCAACGGCCTGCAAAGCCGTGCACACGGGTTCGATTCCCGTCTCCACCTCTAAGAGATTTGTCCAGCGCGATTAGCTCAGCGGGAGAGCGCTTCCCTGACACGGAAGAGGTCACTGGTTCAATCCCAGTATCGCGCACCACGATTGATGCAGGTCAGGCCCGGTAACCCCGGGCCTTTCTTGTTGCTGTGCCCAATACATGCCCAACCCGCTCAACGCGCTTGGCCAATCCCGACCCGCGCCGACAAATGACCGGCGTCGCGGAATATGCCCGATTCCGACGTTTGCGCTGGTAGAGACATATGTACGACTTTCCTTGCAGCCCTTGGCAATTCGATTTGTCTGGGGTTAACCTCAGCGCATGAGACTCCCCGCCAAGCACACCATCGCTCGCGACAATGACGCCGACCTGACAGTGTCCATCTCCGACGGTCGCATCTTCATTGACGGCACCTATGCGGAGAACATCACAGACCTGGCCCCGGAGCATGCCCGCAGAGTCGCCGCAGCGCTGCTCAACGCGGCCGACCAGTGCGACCAGCTCGCTGGCGTGATGTGAGCGGGCCTGCGCCGCGACCGTTTCCGCCGGCGTGGGCCGACCTGGTTGGTGCCTACCTCGCGGCCGAAGCCGGCGCGGGCAGGTCACCGGCCACCCTCGCCACCCGTCGCGGGCACCTGGCGTTCATGGCGCACGGACTCCGGTGTGCGCCAGCGCGGGTCACGACGGCCGGCATCCTCGCGTGGTTCGGCCGGCAGTCGTGGAGCATCGAAACGCGCCGCAGCCACCGCAACACCGCCGTCTCGTTCTTCGGGTGGGCGCACCGCGCCGGCCACCTTCCGACGAACCCAGCGGCCGAGCTTCCGGTGATGCGCGCGGCTGCGCCGGCGCCGCGGCCAGCCCCCGATGCGGTGTGGTCGGCCGCGATCGCCGGCGCCGATCCGCGGGTTCGACTGATGCTGAGGCTTGCGGCCGAGGCTGGTCTTCGTCGGGCCGAGATAGCGCGCGTCCATCGCCGCGACCTCACCGGCGGTCCGGCCGGCGCCGAACTCCTGGTCCACGGCAAGGGTGGGAAGCTGCGCGTCGTGCCTGTCGGTGAAGACCTGGCCGCGGCGATCGCCGGCGCGATTACCCTCAGTCAGCTTGAGGGTATTCATCGAGCCGGCTACCTGTTCCCCGGCGCCGAGGACGGGCACCTGACACCGCAGCACGTCGGCAAGCTCATGGCCCGCGCGCTGCCCGATCACTGGACGGCGCATACCCTTCGGCACCGATTCGCCACCAGGGCGTACCGCGGATCCCGCAATCTGCGCGCGGTGCAAACGCTGCTCGGACATTCCAGCGTCGCGACTACCGAGCGATACACGGCTGTCGATTCCGACGAGATACGGGCCGCGGCGATGGCCGCGCGTTAGGTGTCGGGTTTGCCTTCCGGCGCATGATCGACTCCGCCGCTCAGATACTCCGCAAGTTCACGTTGCGCGTCGCGGCGCTCCCGCCGAGTGCGACGCGACTCAACGGGCGTGACGCGCTGGCTAGCCACTTTCACCAGTCCAGAAATGGCAACACGCAACCGATCTGAGCGCTCCTTGTTCAGAGCGACGAATTGCTCGAACTCATCGACACTTGAGAATTCCTTTGCACCGTCGGGGTCGTCGTTGAACTCTGAAAATGCCGCGACTGCGATGACCATTTCCTTCCAACACTGCGCGTCGAGCACGGTCAGTGCGCCAACCTCGAACGCTCGTCGCATCCCAAGCATGGCAGCGCCGTACGCCGATTGTTTCTCGCGTACCTGCGCGTCGATCGCCGGTATGTTCTCATCACGGTTCTGCCGGATCTCTTCGATCAACTCCGTCAGCACAAACCGCAGGTTGAGGGCACCCAGCTGAAATTCGTAACCAGCAGTGAGGATCTCAGCGATGGCCTGTCGTTGTGGGGCTCGGTATGCATCTTGCATCCGCTTGTTCTCACGCCACCATGTCAAGGCGTAGGTCAGCGCGCTACCGGCTGTACCGCTGATAAGCAACTGCCAAACCGGTGTCATGTGGTCCTCCTTCGCCGGCAGGGCCGGGACGACAGTGCCGCCGGCACCGTCTGGGCTGACCAGCCACATAATCAGGCTGGGCAGATCATGGGTCACATGACCGACCTTGGCGGTACAGCTGCATTGCCCGACTCGTCTCGTTACGGACCCTAAGCATCCGCAGATATCCCCGCATCCACAGCTGAGCCAGCACCAGAGACTCACCGGCGTACGGGTTGCTGTCGCCGACGTCGGCCAGTCGGCCGGAATAGAGCGCGAAGGTGTATTCCGCGCGCTTCGACATCCGGCAATCATGCAGCAGGGCGCGGCCGCAGCGGCGGATCCCACGCCGACGATAGCGACGATCAAGGCCAGGGCGGCGCGGGCTACCCGATGGTGTCGACGTCGCGTTCGAACTGTTGACGCGCAGTCAGCCGCGGCACCGGCGACGGGAACAGGTCGATGGAGAACGCGCCGCCATCCTCGTCATCGCTTCGGCACAGCTGCTTTAGCTGGTCGATTTCCGACGGGTAGAACATCGCCTTGCGCGGCTGCCGGGTGTCCACGGTCTGCCCGTAGATGCCGGCCGACTTCGTGGTCGCTGCGCCGTTGCCGGCTTCGTGCCAGCGGAGGATCGCGCCCCGGATGATGGCCTTAGCCGCCCTCCGGTGCGCGAACTCCGGTGAATTGATGCACGGCGCATAGAGCTCGGCCATCCCTAGCGCGTCTTCGATCATCTGCACGGCTTTCGCCTCTTCGATGGTCGCGAAGGGATCCAGGTCCGCCGGCGTGATTACCAGCGGGCCCAGATCCGGTGTCGGCTCGGTCATGGTCGCAACCTCTCTCTGGGTGCCCTCCCAGGAGCGCTGGCGCCTACGTCCGAACGCGCGCTCACCGGGAGGGCACGTCTTAGGCGACGGTCAGTTTCGCGACGCGCGACGCGTGCATGACCTTCCATCCCAGCCGCCACGTCACCCGGACGCCGATCGAATCCGACGAGAAGTAGGCGTCGTCGGAGCGGGCGAGCCGGACCGCGGACTGCGCGCCGATCACCGCGGACTTATCGGCGACCAGCAGCGAGCCCGCGGGCATTTCAGGCGTGACCAGCACTGGCAGGCCGAGCAATGCACGCTCGGCCGCGACGGTGCCGGCGCCGATCAGCGACTCATTGCTGTCGGTGGCCCGCTTGAGCTTGCTCAGCGTCGCCCACGCCGTGGGATTGGCGATGATGTGCGTTGCCGTGCCGCCGTCGGTTTCGATGAACGCGATCGCGTCGACCAACAGATCGAGGTCATCAGCGATCGGCGTCTCAAAGTCGATGATGCCCGGCGAGTTGAGCAGACCGACCGGGCCGGGTCCGGCAACCGGATTGCCCAAGTACGCGGCGTTGGCCTTCCGGACGACGTTGCGGGACAACGACTCGACGACCATCGCGGCAGCCTGCGGCTGTTGCAACGTCTCGTACGAATACTTGCCGAGCGCGGCGACCTTGCCGGTCAACACGACGACTTCATCGAGATCCTGGTCCGCGTCGGGGATCTCGGCGCCTTCCGCGACGAAGCCGACCACGCCGTCGTCGGCGACGAAGGGAACCCGAACTGCGGGCTCGTCGCCTTCGATCTGCCCGACGACAGTCGCCGTGTTCAGGATCAGTGCGTCGGGAATGACGTCGCCTGGAACGAACGCCGTCTGGTCGGGTGCCCACGCCTTCGGCGATGTGGGGGTGATCTTGGTTGCCATTGGTGAGACCTCTCAGGAGGGCGGCAGGTGTCACATTTGTGACAGGTGCCTAACGGGTGTGAATTCCGCTTGCCTGCAAGGCTTCCGCGGTTGCCCTCCTGGGGCGTGCTTGCGGCCGGGGTGGGCCTTCCCGGGCGTAACCCCGGCCGCAGCACCCGAGTCTAGTCGTCGCCGGCGACGCCGCGCCCCATCACGACGCCAACCATCGCTTCCTTCCCGGAGGGCTTTGCAGAGCGCCGGATGGGTTGCCCCTCGCCCTTGACGTAATTGCCGCCCGGGGGCTTCGGGATTCCCAACGACTCGCGCGCCCCGGCGATCGCCGCGGAGACCTTCGACTCGTCGACCGTGCCGTCGTCGCCGAGTAGTCCGGCGAGCTCGGTCCCAGATGCCCACAACGCCGCCGGCTTGAGACCGCCTACGGTCGCCTGTCGTTCGACCTCGGCCCGCTGCAAAGCCTCGACGCGTGCGGCCAGGGCGTCGCGTTCAGCCTCAGTGTCCCGCAGCCGCCGGCGGTACTTCGCTGCCTCCCTGCCCGGACCTTCGTCGGCGGCGTCGTCCTGGTCCTCGTCGGCGCCCTGGTCCTCGTCGACCTCCGAGTCCGCCGCTGGCGTCTCGGTGCTGTCGACCGCGGCGGCTTCCGTCTCGGTCGAATTCGGCTCGGTTCCGGGTGTGTCGGTGGTGGTCATGTCGGTGCTCACTGGTTGTTGCCTTTCGTGTCGTAGGGGTCGAAGAGTTCGACGCCGGGGTACTCGCCGGCCTCGATAGCCGCCGTGATGCCGAGCCGGTCAGCGTGAGCGCGGTCGAGCAACAGACTGTTGAAGATGAACGTCTCCACCGACCGGGTAACCGCCAGCGGTGACCCGTCAGCGTCGGTGATGATGTCGGCCTCGCTCGTCGTGAACCGGCCCGCGCCGAGGTTCTCCACCCAGCGCAGCGAGTAGTCCTCCACATCGGCCAGCGTCATCTCGTACCGCGGACCCGGCGGACGCTTGCCCACATCGCCGAACAACCCCCGAACCGCAGCCCGCAAGTCCTCTCTGTCAATCAATTTCGGATCCTTTCGTTTTGTTTTTTTCAGAATCTGGGGGGGCAAAAGGCGCTGTGCCTAGAGAGCGCCTGGTGGGGGTGTGGGGGGGTACCCGCCCCTGGTCAGCGGTTTCACCATGTCCGGCTGGTTTCGAAGGCGACTCCGGGTCGGGGGTGGTGGATGCCGTTGCAGTCGTTGCAGTGTTGGCCGGCGGGTGCGTGGTTGTCGTCGTAGGCGTAGCTGCCGCAGTCGTCGTTGGTGACGTCGGCGTTTTGGCAGGCGATGCAGAATCCGTGGTGTTGGCCGGTGCTGCGGCACCGGTTGCACACGCGGTGGGCAAGGCGGCAGTTGTCGCGGTCGTATGGGTCGCCGCCGTGTGCGATGGGAACTATCTCGTCGATCTCTGGGCTGAGCGGGTGTGGGGTGAGAAGTTCCTTGTCGACGTCGTGGCCGCAGATGCCGCAGGTGTCTTCTTCGCGAAGGATGCGTGCTCGGAGAGCTCGCCGGCGTGCTCCGTTCGCGTATCTGGGGTTCGTCACGGCAGCGTCTCAACCCAGAAACGTGGTGGGGGTGGCGCTTTCTTGCCTGGCGGGTAGAGCCCGACTTCGGCCCATTTGGCTTCGGTGTCTTTGAGTCCGTCGGGCTGCGCTCTGTTGTCCCAGTCTTCTTGGGTGTAGGCCGGGAAGCCTATTTCGCATGGCACTGCGTACTTTTCGCTGAGTTGCGCGCGGAGTTGTTCGGCGTCGCGGATGATGCGTTTCGACATGTAGAGCGCTTCGAGTAGCGCCGATCCCGCGCGCCAGCACGGAAGCTGGTCGGGGTTGTCAGGTGGTCGCTGGTGGCGCACGACGTTGTAGGCGCGGACACGGCCGATGACGATGTCGTATCCCTGGTAGTAGCGGGCTTGTTCCTCGATCCACGGAACGCGGGCGTCGATGAAGCCGTCTTTCTCGGGGATACCGAGTGTGCCGTGCCGGCCGAGGTTGGCGACCCGTTGGTATTCGTCGGCGGCGTAGTAGTGGGTGGCTGCCGCAAGCTGGATGTCGACGGCCCCCATGACGTAGATGCCGCAGCTGCAACCGGGGTGTGGCGGTGTGTGGGAGGGGTCGCGGCGGCAGACGGCGTGTGTGGTCCCGCGACCCCAGACTGTTTGGTCTTTCGGGCTGACGTTGCGCAAATCACGCCGGTGGCCGCGCCGGGTGGGAAGGTGCCAGTACCGCCACGCAATGAGTTCGGCGATTACGTCGTGGTGCTCGGTGGCTTCGGTCATCGTGTCCGTCCTTGGTTGGGTGTGGTGCTCGCGGTCCGCACTGAGCCGGGGATGCGCCCGCTCGCTGCGATCACTTGGCCGGCAACGACTCCCCGCGGTCGTTGCGTCGGCCGCAGCCCATCGAGCCAGGCTCGACAGGGGGCAAGGGATGGACATGCGTTGCAGAGACGCAAAGCGGCCGTACGCGCGTCCTCACGCTCGGACCTCGGGGCCGCCTTGCCGTGTTCATCGACCGTTGCTTCGAAAAGATCCGCCAGACCCGCGCATCGCGCTCCGGGAAGGTCGGGAATGTCAGCGAGCAACGCGGCCATGGTTTTCCAGTTCACGGCGTACTCCTCTGCGCCGTCGGGTCGTGCAGCGGCTCGGAAAACAGGTCGGATTCTTGAACGGGCTCGGTAACGTCCCGTCCCGACGCCTGCGGCGGGCTGTGGTCGCACCGGCGCGCACTATCGGCGGCCAGGCCATCGGGCCCCAGGCGCCAACCGGATGGATCGCAATGGCGGCAGCGGCGGATGGCCGACGTTCGTTCGGCGCGTGCGGCCTGCTCGACGGCGCCACGGCGGTTCACGCTGGTTTCCTGTTGGTTCGGAAGTTCGGATGGCGGGGGCAGTCTTCGAGGTTGTCGAGTCGGCCGAACTGATCGCAGGACGGACAGCGGTCGATCGCGGCGCGCACGGCTGCCCGGTCAATGGAAACGTCAAAGGAAACGTCAAGTACGACACCTGAGTGTCGGAATCCACCACCTGATTTGGCGGAATCCACATCCGATTTGTCGGAATCCACCGTCTTGGATTCCGACATCTGGTTGTCGGTATCCAAGACGGTGGATTCCGACACCTGGTTGTCGGTATCCACAAGCGCAAGAACCTCGTAGACCGGGGCCCGAGATTGCCCATGCTGATTCTTGAAGCCGGCCTTAGCGATTCGAACCAGGCCCGCTTGGACGAGCTCGTGAACCGCACGCTCCGCAGTCCTTCGAGACGGCCAGTAGAGGCCCGCGCGAATGTGGTCCCATCGCACTGACGCCGTGCGATCCGCGCCAGCTTTCTCGGCGATCGCGATCAGGGCTTGGAAGCCACGGTCAGACACTTTGCGGGCCTTTAAGCTGGCCGCGGCACTGATCACCTCGCCGACGAGTTGGCCGCTCACGTCCCCGCGGTGAGCGTAACGACGGCGCTGTCGAGTAGTCGAACGGCCAATCTGATGGCGTACTCGGGAGTGACATTGTGTGGATCTGTGCCTGATCCAACAGCGAGTAGTACCAATCCGGGTCGCGCAGCGTTTGCGGCGACGTGGATCACCGGCTGGTCAGGCGGCTTATTCACGCGGCACCGCCGAACGGCTTCATCGCGTCGTCGATCTGGTTCAGGTCGACGCGGACAAGTCGATGTCCGGATCGGTAACCCGTTAACCGGCCGTCGGCAATCATCTGCCGGATCGTGTGAGTGTGAACGCCGAGATACTCCGCCGCATCAGCGATCGAGACGTAGCGGCGTCGAGAGTTGTTCTGCACGAGGGCATCCCCTTTTGAACGGAAACAGCCGAGCAACAGATAGACCATCTGGGTCTGTTCTGTGCTCGGCTGCCGGTTCAACAA